CGCCGCCCGAACCAATCCGCCCCTCGCGTTTTTGCGCAAGCCCAAGCGCACCGCGACGAACCTCAATGCCCGCCGCCGCATTGCCTTCGGTCACGCGGTTGTGGCGGGACGTCTCTGCAAACTGGCGGTCTTCGCGTTCGCGGACAATGATCTTGTCGAGGTCCATGCCTTCCATTTGGAGCCACTGCAGATTCTGCGGGGTCAGCTCGAAGCCGTTAATCTCTTCCGGCGTTACGCCTTGCGCGATCAGGGCCGGGGCAATGCGCTGCAATTCCGCTGCCTGTGCTTGCGGGCTGCCGAAGGACGAAAGGTGCATTGCCGCCTTGGCAACCGCCGCGTTGCGCTTTCCAACCTTTTCAAGCTGTTGGTCGTCCAGTTTCGAAAGCTGCTCGCGGAGGCCAAACGCTTCCTTGGGATCAAGCGCCATCATCTGGTTGATCAGGTCTTCATTCGATGCAAGCCATGACGGATGCGGGTCAGCCGTGAATGACGGGTGCGGCGGACGCTTTGCAGGCTGTTCCACAACGACAGGCTGCTTGAATTGTTCCGGCGATAGCGGCGAGCCTTGGGGATAGGTTTGGTCAATCGGCCTACCCTCGACGCCGGTTCGGGGGGTTGGTTGTGTAGCCTCCGGCGCGCTATAAGGCGCGGTTATCGACGGAGCCGCAGCGGGTTGATCACCTCCCTTCGGTTTGGGGGCCGTAATCTTGGCGTAAATCTCGCGAATCTTGTCCTCGCGCGCAATCTGCAGGTCTTCGCGCTTGATCTGGCGCTGCAAGAGCATCTGTTGCGTGCGGTTTTGCTGGCCCGCTGTGTAAGCGTTCAGGACGCCGCCGATGTCGAACATGTCACCCATCGCTATATCCACGTCACAGGGCCGGAGCCGAGGCCGTTAGTGGTGCTCCCGCCCCCTCCGAACCCGCCGCCCGCGTTGAAGGCATAAAGCCCCGCCATGTTCTGCAAGCCGTTGTTGATTGCCGCGCCGGTGTTCATGTAAGCCGAGGCGCGCGCATTGCCCGCGTTCGTATAGGCTTGGCTGATATTGTTGGCCGCGTTCTGTCCTGCCGCTGACGTCGCCTGTGTCGCGGTCTGGCCAACGCCCGCCACCCCTGCCAGCCGATTCCACCAGTCGCCAAATTCGGACGAGGCCAGATTACCGGCAAGCGCCGTCTTGGCCTTTACCGCCGCGCCTGAACCCAAAAGCCCGCGCGATGACAGCGCATTGTTGGCCGCTTTCAGGCTTTCGTCACGGCGGAACTGGTAATCGGGCGAAGCAAAGAATCCGCCATATTGTGCGGGGGTGCCGTCTGGGTTTGTGGCCGTCTTTCCGTTCAAGCCGTAAACCGCCGAGAGTTTGTCGATTGCCGCCGAACCCGCCGTGCGCCACGGAGCCAAATCAGACCGCGTCAAGTCATATTGGCGGCGCTGTTCCGCTACAGACTGGTCAGCCGCCGTTGTCTGGGCCTTTGCGGCTTTCTTGGCCGCTTTGGCCGAAGCAACGCCTCCGACAATGGCCGCCCCGCCGATTGCTACCGCTACCATTATTCGCCTCCCAGCCAGAGGCAGTAGAAGCGTTCGACTTCCTCATACCCCAGCTTTTCAAAAAGCCATGATGCATCCTTGTGCAGCTTCGATCCGAAGAAACACCGCTGCACGCCGCGCCGTTTTGCCTCCGCCTCAACCGCCTTGAACAGAATGACGCCGCCGCCCTCGCCCCGGCATTCCGGCTTGACCCAGAATATGTCCTCGGTGAGCGTCAGACAGGTTTTGTAATGCAGCGCGGGGCCAACAAATCCGATGAAATAGCCGACAAGCTCACCCGCCTTGCGAAGTGTTACGAGCATCATTTCGCCCGCCGCATCCTTGGCAAGATAAACGTCGTATTGAGGGTCAAGCGGAACCTGTTTCTGGTTCAATGCCAATTCGGCCCAATGCAGTGGAAAAAACGGCTTCAAATCCTCTAACCGTTCGGTCAGGTTTTCGATTTGCGCGGTCAGCATGGCCACACGTCCAGAACCACGACGATGCGGTCATCGGCGCTATTGTTCACAACGGAATGGGGCGCGCGGTTGTCGAACCACCAGAACTCGCCGGGGCGGTAAACAACTGTCTCGTCGCCGCTATGGTTCAATGCGCCGGGGGCTGACTGCAGCGCCAGGTGATAGCGGGCATAGTATTCAGCCGGTGCGCCTTGGTCGATATGTTCGGCAATGCTTTCGCCCGGAGGCAGGCGGGTTATCATCACCCGGCCAAGCCGTCCCCCGTCAACGCGGCGCATAAGGTCAAGCGCCAGCGTCTTGAAGCCGGGAAGTGTGTTCCAGGCGCGGTAAGGGATGACCTCTAAATCATTGGCGATGTGCTCAGGGGGGGCGTCGAGATCGTTGAACAGACAGAGAATGTCATCCACCGCGTGATGCGGCGATTGCGGGTGAGTTGTCCGCAGCGTGTGTTCGTTCCACAAGTCGGAATGCACAGAAAGCGCGTTCAGCAACGGAACAACGTCAACGCCTTCTGCAATCTTTGTGAAGTGCCTCATCGCTGTCCAGACAGATGGTTGAAAAAGCGACCATTTCTGTCTGAACCGAGGCGGGCCGGTCATGCACGCAAGCGCCTCTGCCGCCCCTATACGCCGAAACGGGCGCGCGGGCAAGATGTAACGCTAAGTCGTTAAAAGCATGAAATAACTAACGCCGTTACACGTAACCGCGATCTTGTGCGTCGAGGGGGTCGCCGCCGATACCGTTGCCGCGCCGCTGAATTTAAGCCCGTCAAGCGTCGGTGTGGCGGTAAATACGAGCGCGCCGGACTCCCGCGACAGGACTTGATTATTTGCCGTTGCGATGATGTCGGCAAGATCGCCCGTCGAGCCGTATTTGCGGCCAAGGATGGATGTGCCCGCGCCCTGCCTGAACATGGCATTCGTCACCCCATTGTCGGCAATGGAAAGCGAAACACCGTCCGCAATCGAACCGCCGCCCTGCAAGCCCGATCCGGTGTCGGTTGCTATGTCGCCAGCCACCACTTCATCCGTTGCGCGCTGGAGGCTGGCGAAATAGCGATACCAAGTAGGATTGAGAAAGCCGTTCTCGTCAATGACCGGGATATTGGCGGGGGGAATGCTGGAACTCATCTCACGTCCGCGTAATAACCAAGCACAAACCGCCGCGTCTTGCTTTGCATCGTGAACCGCACCGCAAGCTGGCGGAACTCGACATTGGGCCGCCAGACCGCGCGGGTCGTGTATGTGCCAACCGCCCCCATGTTGCGCGACATCTGGTTAGACCATGACCGCCCGCCGTCTTTCGAATACTCCATGATCGCCACGGGGGCCGGGGTGTCTGCGTTGCCGACGCCGGTTTCGCAATGCAGCTCAAGCGCATACATTGTCGCCTTGTCGCGGTCTTTCTCAATCGTAGGAATCTCGACCGTGACGTCCATCTGGTCGCCATCCTCGTCATAAACATCAAGCGACGGCGTGTATATTGCGCCGGTGTAAATGTCCTGCATCAACGTCGAGCCATAGGCTGTCTCGCTGAACGCAACCCGGTGGTTGTCCCGTGTGTAGGACTTGCGCTCATGCCAGAGGTTCGTCGCCATATCGAGCGCATAGGTGCCGACGTCTGTGGACAGCACATAGAACTTGTGGCCAACCTGCGTGTAGGTGTAGCCGATGAACCATGCGGCGGACTCAATCGCCGTTTCGATCGCATGGGTTGAGACACGCTGCGGGGTGTATCCATTCAGCCGATATACAATGCGGTCATCGCCCACGAAAAAGACGCTGTTGTCCACCTTGCAGAGCGAATCCCGGCTCAAGCAGCCCCGTTCGATAAACGCATTGCCCTGGCGCTCGAACGGGAATGACGCGGCGCCCGTATTGACCCAAATTTCGACCGTATCTACCCCGTAGAGATGCAATTCGCGGTGATCGTTGATAATACCCACAATCGCGTCAGGATCGCCCTCAGCGGTCGCTACATCAAGCGGATCGTAGGACAGCCCGTCATAGAGCGACGAAATGATGAATTGGTCGCTGTCTTGCGCCGACCAGACAAAGAACCCGTCGATATAGGCCACATCCGACACCGTGGGCAGGTTCGATATGCCGGAATAGATGACGCCAGTGTCCAGCACATAGCCGACGCCGGTATTCGGGCAAATGGCAAGCTGGGTGCCGTTATCGACCATGCGAACAGCGCCCGTGCCCCCAATCGTTCCGATAGACGTCATCACGCCAATGCTTGAAACGCTGTAGAGTGACGTTCCGACAACCGCATAGAGCGTGGTGCCCATGCGGTGCATCCCGCGCCCTTCCGCCGATGATGGCGTAGCAAAGGCGGTCAGGCCGGGGATCGCCATGACGGCATAGGTCTCGACCTTGTCGCCCTCGGACATCTCGGCAAAGGCGTTAATCAGCTTCGCGCCGCCCCAAGGGGTGGACCGGCCCTTGCTACTTTGTAAGGCGGGGCGGATTTTCTGCATTACGGATACGCGGGACTGGCTTGAAAGTCCGGCTGCATATATAAACTGGCGGGTTCGTTATCCCATCCCGTCAAGGCTTGGTAAAGCAAAGCCGCCTTGCGTTCGATCTTGACCGCGAGCCGTTGGTCATTGACCGGGTATTGCGTTTCAAGGTCGTTGGCCAGATTCCAGATAATGGTTTGCAGCCATTCCTGCGGCGCGTCGAGATTGTCCGTCGTCGATACAAAATCGGCCAAGCGGCGCAGATAGGTCATTGTCACCGTGCTTGCCGAAACAAAGTCCGTTGACGGCGCGGGCCAGAGATACAGCGTGCCAGATGAAACCTGCGGGTAAAAGTAAAAACTAACCGGCGTGGACGGGTTCAGCGTCTTGTTCGGCTGGTCAAAATACTCCTGCCGCGATAATTCATTCAGCGGCGTGTCAATGCTCGACAAGC